TATTTAATCTATTATTCTGTGTTGTTTGTTCTGCTTTTATTGTGTTTATTTCCTGAGTGTTCGTTGCTATGTTTGTCGCATTAGTTTGAATATTGGTCTTGTTTGTGTCTACTTGATTTTGTAAATTATTATCTGCATTTTGTCTTTGTGTTTTTTCTTGTGAGATAGCATTTTCTAATCCTGTCTCATTTACAAATTTAGTATTATCATTTGATAACTGGCTTAAATCTGTAGGTATTTCATTTTTATCAGCTTTATTTGATTGTAAATCGCTTATGTTGTTGCTATTTGTTTGTATATTATCGTTTTGAGTTGTCTGTTCTTCTTTTATATTTGAGATTTCTTGGCTGTTATTCACTACATTTTGAGCTATTTCTTGAACAGACAAAGTTAAAGCCTGTTGTTCTTCTTCATTAGAATTTACAACAGACTTGATTTCGTTCATATCTTCTGCAGTTACTTTATTTTCATCTGGTATATTTGGATTGCTTTGTAAAGTAACCTTGTTCTTATAAGTTATTTGCATGTTATCTCCTTTCTATACTCCTATTATTGCTCTCAATACAAATTGATTGTTTGCATAGGTAATTCCATTGTTAGTACCTGTAGCAGAGTTGTCACTATTTCCACCGATAAAAGTATCATTTATATATACGTATTTTGTTGCACATTGCCCGAATTTACTTGAAAACAAATTGCACACATAACCATTTCCTGAAAATCCTAAGTCTAAAAATTTCTTTGGAATATATGAAAAATTAAAGTTCCAATCTTGTGCTTGACCATTACTATAGGCACTCCAGATTAAAACTATTCCATTGTTTTGGTCACTTATATTCTCACTTAAATCAGCTCTTTGAGACCCAATCAAAAACATAGGGTCACCTTGCCATAATATTTTTTGTTCTTTAAATTGATTTATTAATTCAGTTGTATATTGCTGTGCATCCGTTTGCATTTTATTTAAGTTTTCAGCCGTCATAGGAGTATTACCTGTATATTCTGGCATTACTACTGGATATCGTGTGCCATTTATTTCTACATATGGACCTTGTACTAGTTGTCCATCTTCCCATTCAACCATAATTAACTCCTTTCATATTTTATTCTTAAATCTATATTACCTTCTAAGTTTAAAGGCATTGATTGATAATAATAAGCTCCTGTATCTGTCCATGTTGATATATATCTAGGTTCGTCTCCACCTTCTACATAATTTGGATTTCTTGAGTAAATTTCCTGAAAAAGCTTATATTTATAAATTACATATTTATAATTAGCCTTTAAAGGATAAATTGAATTACTAGGGTATATTTTATTTGGAAATATTAATTCATTATTCAATACGTTTTCAAGTCCACTTAAGCTTATTGATGTTCCATTGTTTACTGCCTCTATATCTTGACCTATTACATATTCTTTATCCATATAATCTTTATAAGAAGAAAAGCCTACACTATAAAGTTGTGCATATGTAGGTTGTGCTGTTGCACTATAAACAGAGCCTCCACTATGTTCTGTAAATAATGGGTCTTGATATAACAAAGAAGGACCTCCATCTACTGATAAATGGATAGGTCCTTTTACTCTTGAATCACTGCACCAAAAATCTGCATCTGTTGATATTGTATCTCTACGTGTTAATACAAAATTTTGGTTTTCTTCAAAGGAAATATTATAATTAGAAGTGTCTAAAATTGAACATGCATATCCTCCTAATCTAAGAACTGCAAACAATGCATTAAATCCAAGTGCCGTAATGTTTCTTCCATAATAATTCGATATACTTTCGTATTGTCTAGTTGATAAATTATAAACTCTTTCTTTTGCACTATAGATGTACTTGGCTACAATTGCTTTGTCAGAGATATTTTGTGAAAATTCATCAAGGTTTATAGGTAGTGCTATATCAAAACTTGCGAATGGATCTAGTTTACTTGTTGCATCAAACTCTAATGGTGTATCAAGTTTTAAATATAATGTTCTTAGTTTCCTTAAATTAGGAGCTAAATTGCCTGTGTTCACATCGAGTTGAGCTTTTACAAATCTTTCTAAATATTCGTCTAAAATCAAATTATGAAAATCTATACTCCTTTTACCAATTTTTAAATTTATAAAATTTTTAATTTTCATTGCTATTCTCCTGTTCATGAACTTCGTTGATTTGTTCATCTACAAATTCACTTAAAATTATTGTGTTTATGGTTTCTTGATTTTCCTCTTGTTCATACTTCCTGAACATATCTATATAGGTTGTAAATAAGTCGGCATTTTTTAGAGTAAACTTCCAGTTTTGTTCAAGTTCGTTCTTGAAATTATATGATATATCACTTACTGCAAATTTCCCTTGTATTAAAAAAGCAGGTCTATCTATTTGGACTATATCTCCAATTTTTAAACCTGTTTCAATGTCATATTCTAATTCAACTTCATTTACTAAATTAGTATTTTGAATTATCAAGCTTCTTGCATAGTCAGTTAAGTCATTTAAGAAATACCATTTTTCATTTAGATCTATAGAAGTTTCTACTTGACCACTCTCTGATATTATTCCTTTACATTTCTCTATCTCTGCAGAGTGCATAAATCTCATCGTCGTATAACGCAGAGCTGTGTTACTTGTTATTGAGATAATCTTTCCTGCAGAACCATTCCATTTAAATCCTGTAATTAGATTACTAAAGAAATTATCTCTTTGAAGAACTAAAGTTCCTTCATTTCCACTATCTGTGCTATAAGTAATTGAACCCTCTAAGATTACAAATTTATTATAATTGCTTTGAGACTTATCTTCACGTTGTATTCCTATTGAAAAAGTTTGAGTTGTTCCACTAGATAACTGGATAGTTAAATCCAAACTATAGACTGTTGCTGTATCGATATCTTCAGAGTTTTCACTTTGTTTTATGTAGGCTCTTAAATATTCCTCATCAACTATTATAGGATTTATAAAATCAATTATGTCTCCATTTTTTATTTGTTTATCTATTGCAACAATAGGGTAGCCATCTAAGTATTCTTCGTTATTAGATTGACTATATATTAATCGTACATTCTTAAAGTTAATTACATTTGCATATTCAGAGTTCATAATACTAGGTTGTATCTTAAGTAGTCCTCTTTCTTTTCCATTAATTACTTTTGCAGGATTTAGTCCATATAAGTAATCTAATGAATTTACAAATATTTCTTTTTTTTCATTTATGGTCCAGAATATATTTCTACGTGAACTTATTGAGTTCATACAATCTTCTACAGTCTTTAATACATAGCTTAACGTAATTTGACTTTTTGGTACATTCATTTGAACTATTGTAAATCCATCATCAACTAAAGGTTGTAATACTCTCCTGATTGCTGTTTCTAATTCGTATGTACCATATAACGTCACATTTCGCTTTGTAGCCATTTTTAGAGGAGATAATAAAGTTAATACTAGCTCTCTATTTTCTTTCTCTAAAATCATCCTCGAAAGTTCTACGTTATCTAAGAAACCAGTAAATAATACTTTACCATTTAAGATATCTTCTTCTGTGTCTGCTTCCATTATTTTAACTTCCTGATATTTCAAAGGAATATCTTCTATAGTGCAACCTGTAAAATCTATTGTAATTTCGTTAAAAGTTACTTCATTATTTGAAAATTTATAACCATATTGGTTTAACATTTTATATGTTTTATTATTATATACTACTCTTTTCATTATTAAGCACCTGCCGTTCTAAAGTTTCTTGCAACTACTGGAGCTACCATTCTTCCTACTTTGTTGCCGTCCATATTTACATCTCCATTGACTTCAATATAAGCTGTTAGCATTTTGTTTACATTGGCTGTTGTGCTTAAATTTGCACTTAATTTTTGTGTTTCAAAGTCTACAGCTGAACGCATCTTTTTATATACTGCACCTATACTATCGTTAAATCCTTCTCCAATTCCTAAAGCTAAGTACTTTCCAATTTCATCTTCGAATAAAGTAGATGGCGAATGTATTCCAAAGAATGATTTGAATTTGTTTAATACTGCATCTTTAAATCCTTTGATTTTTTCGAACAACCAATCTTTAACATTACGAATACCATTCCATATTCCTTTTACTATATTCTTTCCAATTTCCCAGAAACTAGAAACATAATTTCCAAAACTCTTAACTATTCCACTTACTATCTGAGGTATCTTAGAAAGAAGTTGAGGAACAGCTTTTATTAATCCTTCTGCTAATTTGAAAATTAATTTAACTCCCGCTTCCAATAATTTAGGTAAATTTCTTAATATTGCATCAACTAATTTAACAATAATAACTGGTGCTTTTTCTATAAGAATAGGTAAAGCTTCAATTAATCCATCTGCTAGTCCCATTATTAGTTCTATTGCTGCATCTACAAGCATATCTATATTGTCTAATAGTCCTTCTACTATAGTCAAAATACATTCAACAGCTTGTGGAATTAAAGTAGGAAGCATTTGTGCTATCCCTGAAATCAATTTTGAAATAACTTGAATACCTACTTGAATAATCTGTGGTAAATATTTAATTAATCCTGTAAATATAGTTTGAATAATTTGTAATGTTGCTGGAATTAATAAAGGAAGAGTATTTAAAATTCCTCGAACTAATACATCAATTATAGCTCCAGCACTTTCTATCAATTGTGGTAAAAATGATACTAATCCTTCTATTAAAGTTTGAAGAACTTGTTCAGCAATAGGTATTAATTCTGGTAATAAGTCTAAAATTCCTTGGATTAATGAACTTATTATTTCTCCTGCTTCTTTCATCAATGTAGGTAAATTTTTTATTATTCCATCTACTATCTTTTTTATTAAATCGGCTCCAAGTTTAAGCATTTCTGGTAACCATTTAACTAAATTGTCCATAATATCTGACATTGCATCATTAACAATTCTTAAAATATTTTCTGCAACAATCCCAATATTTTTAGTAACTTGTCCTAAATTCCCTGAACCGCTTAAAAAGTTATTCCATGATGCTTTTAATGCTGATATACTTCCTGTTAATGTTTTTTCAGCCTCTAATGCTGTTGTTCCCGTTATGCCTAGTTCTCCTTGTATTACATGAATAGCTTCATATACATCACTTAAATTATTTATATTGTATTTTATTCCAGTTATTTTCTGAGCATCTTTTAATAAACGCTCCATCTCTTTTTTTGTTCCACCATAACCTAATTTAAGGTTATCTAACATAGTATAATTTTGTTTAGCAAAACCTTGATAAGCTACTGTTATTGCTTCCATTGAAGTTCCCATTTTATTTGCATTGTCTGACATATCTATCATTGCCATATCTGCTATATCCGCTGCTTTTGATGTATCTCCTGCAACACTTTGTAAAAGCGATGCACTAAATGATGTGACATTTTGCATATATTCGTTAGCACTCATACCAGCTGTTTTATATGCATTATTTGCATTTTCTATTACCTTATCTGCATTTTCTTTAAAAAGTGTTTCTACACCACCAATAGATTGTTCAATTTCTCCTCGTGCTTTTACACTTGCCGTTACTATTGCTGTAAAACCTGCAGCTACTGCTCCAGTAGCAACCGTTACAGCCTTCAATCCAGTTTTTGCCATACTTCCTAATGTGCTAAGTCCTTGTTTAAAACCTTTGTTGTTTAAAGAGGTATCTATCGTTACTGAACCATCTGCCATTTTATCCTCCTTTCCATAAAAAAAAGAACACTAAAGTGTCCTATTACCAAAAAGCACTTCCAAAGTCTGCTTCTTTTTCTTCCTGTGTCCTCATATCAGGTAATTCATATAATTTTTGCAACTTTTTATATCGTTTCTTTTCTTCTTTGTCTTTTATTTTTGATAAGTCTATCGATCTATATCCCATAATTTCTACAATTCTATTATCATTTTTTAAAGATTCAAACATTGCTTTAAATTTCCACCAATGCAAATATGGTATACTATTCAAATCAATATTGTATTGGTCTTTAAATGCACTATATATTAGTTCATCATCAAATTCATAGCTATAAATTTGTTTTGATTTTTCATTTCCTTGACTAGCCTTTTTTTCTTTTCCTGCACTATAGAACCATATCATATCTTCTATTGCTTTATCGATTTGTTGAGGCATCTTATAATAATAAAGATTAAAAGCTAACAAAACTTTTTCTTTATCTGGAATTTTATTGTCTTGCATCAACAATTCAAACTTTATGCTTTCTCTAAAATCTGTACGAATTTTAAACCCTGATGGAGTGTATGTTGGAAGTTTATCTAATATTAAATTCATTTTCTTCTTCTTTCTTTTCTTGGTTGATACCTTTGATAAATTGACTCTAAATCTCTTGAATATTTTATTTTTTCATTTAAAATATCTTGGAATACTTCTGTGTGTTCTTTTAAACTCATTTTTCCATTAAATAGTTTTTCTGAAACTCCATTACCAAATACATTGTCTAAAAATTCATTGATTATTTGACATTCTAATCTTATTTCTTGGCTCATACTTAATTCTTCTTCTTGATGCTTTTCAGTTTCTTCAACTACTTTTTTATAAGCATTTTCTAATTTTTCTACATTATCAGCATCTAAAAAATCAAATTCTACTTCTAAATTTTTAAGTTTCATAATTCCTCCATTTTAAAAAAGGCAAGTTAATTCCTTGCCTTTTATTCTTGACTTTCAGCAAAAGTTGCTGTTAATCCATCAGCACTTATTGTTGCTGTTCCCTTTGTGAAAGTTCCATTTGCGTGGAAGTTTCCGCTATATGTATAAGCTTCTGTGTCTGTTCCGTCTGAATCTGGATTAATATCATAACTTCTATATTTTGCTTCATTAGTTATTGTGTTTACTGATAGAATTTCGCAAGTTTCTCCAACTAATTCATCATCATGTACTTTAGCTACTTTTTCGTGAACTGCATTTCCAACAATTCTGTCAAAAGTATAAGGTATATTTGGAGAATATCCTGTTGTTGTTTCTCTTTCAAAATTCTCATCAATATAACGTCTTGAATAAGTGCTTGAATTTAGTTCTTTTCCTCCTGCTGTAAATCCTTGCATTCTTGTCCATACTTTTGCTTGAGCTGTTCCAGTATTCATAAAGTTTATTATATCTGCTCTATTATATATTTTTAAAGCTTCTGGCATTTTAATTCCTCCTTATTAAAAAAATAAAGCCGTCTTTATGACAGCTTATAATATGTGAAATTCATTTGAATTATATAAATTGCTTGAGTTTCTTTTTTCTGTAAGACATAATTAGGACTAGTACACTCTATTGAAAAAGCTCCATCTATTTCTGGTAAGTTCCTTAATCTATTTTGAGTTTCTACCCACTCTATAAAGTCTTCTCCAAATTGAGAATTAGTTAAATTATCTATAATAGCTGGACTTAAAGGTAATTGGATAGTAAAGTCAAAAGTAATTTGATATTTTCCTCCAAAACCATCAACAAATTTTTGAGTTCGTGGTTGTGTTGGTGTTTTATCTATTGAATATGAATATACTTTATCCCCTAAATAATCAACGTTTAATTTTCCATTATTTAAATAAGGACATTGTTCTATCCATTCCTTAATTGCTTCCATTTTACTCATCATTTACCTCCATTTTTTATATAGTTTTCTACATCTTTAATTATATCTTTCTTACGGTCATTCATCATTCTCTTTTCCCATTCTGCTCCTCGCTTTGGTGCTCCTTGATATTTTAAAGGCATATTTGAAATAGTACGTTTAACTCCTTTAGGTCTACTAGGTCCAACTGCTTTTTTGCCTTTATGTAGATAATGCATATACGAACTAGTATATCTTATCTCGTGATTGCTAGGATATGTCTTTGTGTTCTTTCCTGTCCCTATGTTCATAGGTATATATGGATCAGATAACCTATCCACATCATCTCTTAAAAAACGTGTTACTCCTCCGTTTTCGTTTAAGCCATGGTCTTTTATAATCTTATTAGTACTATTTAATTTTAATTTCATTGTAAACATTAAACATCAACCTCTATTTTTAAATGTTGAAGTCCACCTTTACGATTATCAGCTACACTTGTTATTCTAAATACGTCATATTTAGAAACTAAATCAGCATAGCCTGTAAAATCTTCGTTTACTTTTCCATTTACAACATAGCTATTACCTTTTAAAGACCACATTTTATCACTTAATAACCCTTCTAGTACAAAATCAAGTATGTTTGTATTAGTTTGATTATAAGTATACATAGCCAAAGAATTGCCTATTTTTGCATATTGACTTGGTATTGTTATTGAACCACTTGAAACTCTTTGTATACCTTCTTCTGTCATTCTAGTTGCTATCGAATGTCTAAAATAAACATTTTCAATTATAACTTTATCAAATTCTTGCGAGTCTTGGTTGAATAAGAATAATGTAACTGTATCCTTAAAAAACTTACCATTCATTTAACACACCCCACAATACAATAACGGATTTCCGTCTATTCCTACAACATTCCACAAATATTGTTTTAATGAAGAGTATTTTTTTTCGTCATAATCCTTTTTTATTTCTTCGGGTGTTGAATAGCTTTCACTCCAACCTTCTATATTTTGTGATTTCAAATTTCCAATTTCACTTAATTTGTTTTCTTCTTCGTTAATTAAATTAATAATTAAGCAAGTAACATATTCTACTTGCTCTGGAATATTGTTTTCATCAATTCTTCCAAAGGTTTTGTAGTTAATATAATTACTTGCTTGTGTAACTAAGTTTTCAAAGTTAGAAGGTACGCTTTGAGTACCTAACAACTCTTTGTATTTTTGGTCATTTATGTATTTAAGCATACCTTACTCCTCCTTAAGCTGAAGCTAATTTCACTACAACAGCTTTTTTGTCTGTTACAGCATTAGCATAAACCATTCTTCCTTCTAATTTAGAAGCTCCAACATGTGCTCCATCTCTGATATCTACTACTCTAGGTGCAATTGTAAATTCATCTATAGCTTTGCACCAATCTGGAGCATATACTATGTATTGAGCGTTTACACTTGATAGATCTTCTGTGATTACTTCGCATCCATTTATTTTTCCTACTACACCATTTCTTGCTAATTCAGCTCCTATTTGAGATGCTGTATTCGAGAATTTTTCGTCTGTTAATAGTAATACTTCT